AAAGTCGGCATCGTCGACCGTTGCAAACTGACCTTGGGTGAGGGCGATCAATCTAGGCATACATCTCCTGGATGACTTTACGTTCGGTCGGGATGAGCTTGGGCATTGCTGCGAGCGTGGCGTGATATTCAGCCACCCGCTCAGTGACGCGCTGCTCGAATGCGGTTGCGGCTGCGACGATCGCGGCCTGCATTTCGGCGTCGGGAAACACGCGCTTCACGAACAGGGGAAGCCCGCCCGAGTAGCTGACAAAATCGATCCACTCGCGCCCAGTGACCAGCAAGCCGGTCTGGAGCTGGAGCACGTATTCCTCTGGCACCTCGTTGGTCGCGATGGTCTGGATCTGGAACTTCTGCTTGCGGCTCTTGCACTCGATCAGGCCGTCTTCGCCGACTAGGCCGTCGGGTGAATAGCCAATCGTGAAGCCCCACCGATCGCAGGTTATGAAGCCCACCTCAGTGACCGGCGCATGGTGCTGCGAGTAGAGGTTGCGCGCCTCGATCTCGTCATCCCAACCGCGAAGCATGTTGTCGCCGATGTAGGACGGCTCGACATATTCCGAGATGCGTTGCGCGCTCAGCTCGAAAACGTGCATCCGCTCTTTGTCGTTTGACGCGGCCTTGAGCTTGGGCGTCAGGATCAGCGACATTTCGGAGGCAGTGAGGGTGCCCCGGCGTTGTGCGTGCCACTCGTCTGAGCCTTGGATCAGGTCGCGGTGATAGACGGGCGCGTTCAACGGACGTTCTCCACACGAGGAAGGGGAGTGGCGGGGGTGCGGATCATCGCAGATACTCCCGATAGATTGGGCCGGTGATGAAGCAGGCGGTGGCGATCTTGCTGACGAGGAAGAAGATGGCCCAACCGTCGCGGTGCGCCGTGTCGATCGACAGAAGCATCCACATCCAGAGGGCGAAGATCAGCGAAACACCGATGGCGACGTTAAGGGCGCGCATCACAGCACCACCCCCGAAGCCCGAGCAGCGATCAGAGCGACCGCAGCGATCCCTAGACCGAGCGTGCCGACCTTGACCCGCATCAGCGACGACGACCGCTCGCCGACCAGCGGAGGCTTGCAGTTCGTGCAGCGGCAGAAGTGGTCGCAGATCGGCGCGGCGTGGTTGACCTGGGGGACGGTCATGCCGACTTCCTCTGACGGTTAGCCTTGCGCGCGGCCTTGACCTTGGCGCGGCGATCGTTGGCCTTGGGAGGCGGCGCACCCTTCGCAATGCGCTTGCGACCGCCGAGGATGATCGGGCCTTGCGAGCGTGGAGCCCGCATGAACCAATCGAGTGATTCCGTGTGGTGGCTGATCGCACTCAGAATGATTGATCGAGGATCGCGGGCCTCAACGTCCCAGCTCGACAGCATGCGATCCATAGCGTCGAGGCTCAGTGGCGTGTCTCGGTCCATCAGCTTGCCTCCCTCTCAAATGCAGTAAGCTCAGCCCACTCAGCGGGCGTCAGGTTCGGCTTGGCGAGCAGCTCGCACAGGCGCGGGTTCGGTTCGGACCAAAGCGCGGTGACGGTAGGCACGTCCTCCAGCGGCTCGAACATGCGGACTGGCTGCGGGACTAGGAATGCGGTGACGGCGTTCATGACCGTCCCTGACAGTCGCAAGAGCCCATCCATTCGCCATCCGCGCGATGAACGTCGCCGGTGTCGTCGCAATGCTCACAGCGCCCAGAAACCCGTTGCGCCGTCAGGTCCGAAACCATGTTAGCGAAGAGAACGAACGTGTTGCGACCGTCCGACGCTTCCGGGTAGAATGCGGCATACCGGCGAGCTTCGGACTCGATGAACGCGGTCACCGAACTGATAGCGTTAATCGCCGCCTTCTCGCCGTACCGCGGTAGGGTGTCGTTTGGACCAAGCTGATCTAGGAACAGCAAGCGAGCTTGCAGCGGCGTCACGACACACGCCCCAGAACCCGGTCAATAACCAAGTCCACCGGCTCGGCAGCATAAGCCACGAAGGGCGCATAGGCTTCGTCGATCGCCGCCTGTGGAGCGTCAGGACCGAACGTCATGTACGCCGCGTGGCAAAGCTGCATCAGCTCGTCGCCGAACCGTGCGTAGATCGCCCGGAGCGCATCGACGCGACCGCCGACATACTCGGACCACTCGTCGCGGGTGATGGCGTAGGTGGCGAACCGTGGCTCAGCGAGCGGCGGGCGCGCCTTGATGCTGGCGAGCAGGGCCTGAGCCTTGGGCGCGTCGTACCAGCGCACGATCGCCGTCACGTCCTGCGCGGACTGAGGCGTGAGCTTCTGGTGCGCGCTCATGCTGCGGTTACCTTTGCGATAGCGGCGCGGGCAGCTTCAAGGCGCTGGTAGGCGATGCCTTCCCAATCGGAGTCACCGCTGTCTTTGCCTGCATCTAGGTCCTGCTCAAGAGCGCCGATTGAACCCTTGAGCGCCTCCAGCAACTCCGGCGCGGCCGCGATCAGGCGGGCGTTGGCGTCGCGCTGGTCGCGGTCGAACTCGCCATCAACAGGAGCCACAAAGAAGAAGTCATCGGCGCCATGTTCGCAGACCCAAGGCCCCGGCGTATGCGTCGCCGTCACGTCCTGCGCGTTGGCGGTGGGGGAGGGGGTGATCATGCCGACACCGCCAGATGCGCAACAACCATCGGGTGATGATCGCCAGTGCCAGAGAGGATGCGAGTGGCCGTCTTGCGCAGATGCATCGCCGTCGTGTGGCTGCAACCAGGGCGGGTAAGCTCAGCCTCAGCCGCGCCGAGGTAATGGTCGGCTGCGGCGATGCGGGCCTGTTCGATAGGTGTCTGGGACATAACGCCTCCAAATCAGCGACTGGCCGGATGCCGTTGCTGTCTGGAAGCTTTATCCGCTTATCGGATAACTATGTCAATCCGGTTTTCGGATATTTCTTCGACCGTTCAAAATCCACCGCACGGTGCCGTATATGACGGCGACCGTGAGCCAGGCCGTGATCAGCCCTGCTACTGCCAGGCCAATGCTACCCTGAAGCAAGGACCAGCGAGCTGCTACCATCGCGTTTGTCGAGCGAGTAGCTTCGTTTGAACAGTTTTCGTAGGCGCTTTCGATTGCGCTTGGTGGCAAATTGTCAGTCAGGCGCAAACACAGCTCTTGCATGGAAACCGTGCGTTCTTGCCAGTCCGTCAGTTCGCGAGACGTTAGGTAGATTGGTGCGCTAAGCATCCAAAGCACAGACGCTACAATGCCAATCCTAGACCAAACGCCAAGCTTCATAACCCTGCGGTATTACCGTAACTTACTATGCGTCCAATGACCGTATAAGGCATGCCGTCGAGAGTGAACGGCGCGTGCTCGGGATTATTTGACACCGGTTCGAACCGCGCCGGGTCTCCGCAATATCGCTTAACAGTCGCCTCGTGGTCGTCATTCTGTATGAGGTAAACGCGACCGGCAAAAAGAGTTCGCTGGTCAGGGTCAATGACCGCCCAGCCACCTTCCGGCAACAGCAAGTTCATACTGTCGCCCTTGATGACTACGCCGAAAGACCGTTTTCCGCCCGTTCCTTTGGGCACTGGGAAAGTACGCATAGGGGTATGGATAGCCTCCTGCCACGTCCCTGCCGCAGCTAGGCCGATGACGGGAATCCACTGTACCTGAGGTTCCTCGACTATACCAAGGAACTCTTTCAATACATTGGCTTCCGGTATCGTAAGTTTCCTTATGCCCTTAAACACGTTCGACATCGCCGACTGAGACGGCAACCCCGCGACCTGCGCGAGCGCGGTCTGCGTGATACCTTTGGCCTTTGAGGCCTCCGATATGCGCTCGATCATCTCTTCGTATGTCATCAGCGTATATAGCCGCGTGTCGCGAATGCGCGCTTCGGCTAAATCCGGATATTTGATGTATTGCATATTATCCGATTACCGGATAATTAGGGTGAATGAGCCCAGTAGCTGAAATCTTCGCCGCCTTCGATAACAGCCCGACCAAGCTCTCGCGAGCGATCGGCGTCAAGGTCCAGACCGTATTTGATTGGAGCAAGGCCCCGGTCAATATTCCTGAGTGGCGGCGCGCTGCCGTTCTGGACGCGGTTCGCAAGACTGACGCCGCGCTGTCGCCTGAGACGATGGCGTATCTGGGTGCCAAGCCATCTAAGCGCACCCGCAAGCCCGCCGACGCTACGAGCATCGCGGCATGAGCGGGCAGGGCTGGCAACCGATCGCCACCGCGCCGCTCGGCGAAGATACCTCGTTCCTCGGCTGGGACATTCATAACGGCTTCTACGTCGCTCGCTTCGACTACTTGTTCGACGGCGAGAACGGGCAGGTAGCAAAGTTCTCCGACCACGATTGGCGGCGGTGTCATCCCACTCACTGGATGCCGCTCCCCGAAGCGCCAGTCGCATGACCGACCCCCTCACCATAACCATAGCCGCTGCGATCTTCGGCGTGCTCGCCTTCATCGACGTGCTTCGCGCCAACCGCAGCCTGCCGCTGTTCCGGCCAAGCCTGCGCCATCGCGACGAGCAGGGCGCGGGCGACGTGCGGGGCGAAG